ATTTCAGCGGCCACGTGATTAACAACACGTCCGGCAATCAGGCAGCTGTGTTGCATCAGCAGTTCGATGAGATCGATTATGCCCAACAAGCGTATTGCCTAGCGATTCATTACAACACGGCATTAGTGGGGATAGAGGTTAACTTCTCCACGTATCCGATTCGTAAGTTTGAGGAATGGAACTATTCGAAGATGTATGTTCGCCAGAGTGAAGATACTTTCACGCACAAGATTAAGCAAAGTTTCGGATTTATGACAGGAAAGACGACAAGAATGCTCATCATTTCTAACCTTGTTGCTATCGTAAAAGAATCTGTATCGCTCATCAACGACATTCCAACACTCGAAGAAATGCTAACGTTCGTCAAGAACGAGAACGGTCGTCCAGAGGCACAGGAAGGCGCACACGATGATTTAATCATGGGACTCGCGATAACCTACCATATCCGAGAACAGCAGGCTATGACGGTCGACAACGAGGTTAAATTCGATCTATCCAAACTCCCCCAAGACCTCCAAGACGATTACTGGAGAGCGTCGGCAGATATGAGGCCGTATCTGCTGAAAAAGTGGGGGCTTATAAAGGCGGGGTAAACTTATGATACCTGAAAAGATCAAAGTGGGCGGAATGATGTATGAGACTCGAATCATCCCCAATCTATACAAGGATCGTTCCATATTTGGAGAAGTTACGTACTCTGACCAAATCATAAAAATTGCTGGAGATGTCAGCGAACAAAGGCAGTTCAATACTTTTATTCATGAACTGACCCACGCTATTTTATTCGAGGCTGGAGACATGTCTGACCAAGATGAAGCTTATGTGAGGCGTTTCTCAAATCTTCTAACACAGTTGATGATAGATAATAAATGGTCAATGGGAAATGAGAAGTCACACAATTTAAAATCGCTCAACAAAGAGGCCGGGTGATTAAATGGACCTCATGAAACCCCTAAAAGTTGCAGCAAAGGCGGTGAAAAACGTTGTGGACGCGGTTAAAGACAAAGTGAAAGAAGCAGAAGAACAAGTCGATCAGCAGGACCGCCTAAAAGAGTGGCAGGAGAAGCTAAACGTTGCCCAAGCCAATTACCCTCTAAACTTGATGGATGAGCGAGAATACCTCTATTTGGGCGCACGTGCGGTTGATGCCAACATAAACAGCAAGCAATTGCCCGCAAAGATGGCGAACAACGTGTACAATATCTGTTTCGAGTTTGTGGAAACCATCGTGGACCCGACGATTCCGCAGCCTTCGGTACGAAGCAAGCTCGGAGAATACAGTGATCTCGCCTCCATGATCGAGGATAGCCTTGGAAATGACCTCACCGAGCTCCACATCGAGCGCATCAACGATATGAACGAGCGCATCACGCCGGTACAGGGAATTTCCATTATCGAAGTGGCATGGAATCCGGATTACAAGCACCGCCTCTATCGTGGGGAAATCGAACTCATTCAACGTCACCCGAAACAATTGGTCCCGCAGCCCGGACTCTATAATCTCCAAAAGATGGACTATTTTTTTATTCTGGAGAGCATGACGAAAGAGCAAATCAAGAATTACACCGGAATTGAATTAACCAACGCCGAAGAAGAATTTCCGCAAAACACATCCATGATGATCAGTACCACACAAAATCGTAACCACGATGGGGAAACGGTGACGAAAATCACGTGTTGGTACAAGGACGAAGACGGCGACATCAGTAAGTTTTCATGGGTACAGGATACCGTACTGGAGGACTTACCAAAGTTCTTCTATCGTCGCTATGCGGAATGCACGGAATGCGGCACGATGAACCCAGCCAGCGAGGAAAAATGTTCGAGTTGCGAGTCAAAGAAGCTGAAAAAAGTCGCCAAAAAGGAAACAATGCTCGACGCGCCGGTTGTACTGGCATCGGGCGAACCTTTGCCAATCGGAACAATGGTCCCCAGCTTCTGCCCGACGCGGTATCCGTTCTCGATTCGTGTAAATGTGCCGAAAAACTTCTCCTTTTTGGGACAGAGTGACGTCGATATCATACGAGATCAACAGGATACCATCAAGAAGGCCGTTACGAAGGCCGAGGAAAAGATTGTCAAGGGTGGGAGTGTCATCGTATTACCTGATGACCTAAACGCTCAGATCACCGACCAGACGTATCAAATCATTCGAATGAATGCCCAACAACGGGCGGCATTCGATGTCAAGGACCTGATGGCGGACATCACATCTGAAATGGCATGGGTGGAGGATGCCTATAAGAAAGCCCAATCCATGCTTGGGATCACCGACGCCTACCAAGGCAAGGAAGACCCGACAGCCAAAAGCGGCGTGGCGAAGCAGATTCAAGTGCAACAAGCTTCCGGGCGGTTGCAATCCAAACAATTCAACAAATTCGAAGCGTTCAAAGAACTATTTGAAATCATGTTCGAGTTTAAACTCGCGTTCTACGATGAACTCAGGCCCTATCTGGCGAAGGATGCGAACGGCAAGGACATGTTCCAAATGTTCGACAAATACGCCTTTTTAATGCGCGATGCCGAAGGGGAGTTGTTCTACAACACGGACTTCATCATCAGCGCGGATTCTTCCCAAGGGTTGCCCAAGGATAAGATATTCCTCTTTAACCAAGCGAAGGAAATGGCTACAGCGGGGCTGCTTGATCCCAATCAATTCTGGATGCTGATGGAGTCGATTAACTTCCCGCAAGCCAAACAAATCCGCAAGCAGATCGAGGAACAACAGCAGATGCAAATGAAAATACAGCAGGATCAAATGGCGATGCAAGCGGAGGCTGCGAATCAGCCGCCCACACATGACGAACAAGTCGATGGACTAGACGGCCCAACAAAAGAAATGTACAACAAGCTCCCGCCGGAAATGAAAGCGGAGATTATGCAAAAGGCAAGCCAGCCACAATAACCGTCATTAATGGGCGGTTTTCCTATATCAGTCCAAGTGAAAGGTGGTGATCCGCATGAGTGGAGCACGTCGAGACGAAAAGAATTACAAGATTCCGAACCAATCCAGCGCCATGGTCAAGGCCCCGCAAAACATCCAAAAGAACACCCAGAAGCCGAAAGTGGCTAAAGGTGGCGACCTTCGGGCGCGGGGAAGCAATTAAGCAACACAATCGCGTGGGATCGCAGTAAAAACCCAATAAAACCAAAGGAATGATACGCATGATACAAAGCAGAAAAATGGCAGAGGTCGCTGAACTGCCGCTCAAATTGAACCTACAGTTATTTGCCGAAGGAGATCCGGAACCGACTGAGCCAACAGAGCCCATTGAACCGGCATCGCCTCCCGCAGAACCAACAGAGCCGCAAGAACCTTCGGAACCTACGTTGGAACCTGAGAACAAGGCAGAACCCCCGGAAGCCGCCGACCCGGATCAGAAACCGCGACAGGATCCCGACACCAATAAAGCGTTTCAGGACATGCGCCATAAGGTGCAGGAAATGGATCGCCAATTGAAAGAGCGCGACGCTTGGGTTGAAAAAAATTATGGTCAACACGGATTAAAAACGTGGGAGGATTACCAACGTCAAGTTGATCGCGAACGCGACCTCGCTTATTACGAGGAAAAAGGCGTCGATCCGAATGTGGTTGAGGAAATCGTCGACAAGAAGCTTCAAAACCACCCGGAAGTGGTCAAGGCGCGTCAACTCCAAATCAAAGCCTATGAGTCCGAACAAATGACGGATCTCAATAAGCGCTACGGTCTGGACGTGAAGACATTCGAGGACGTGAAGTCCCTACCCAACGGTTCGGCCATGGTCGAGAAGATCATGAACGGTTACGAGTGGCACGAGGCGTATTTGATCACTCATTATGACCAGGTTCAACAGAAAGCCGCTGAGACAGCCCGACAAGCCGCGAGGAACAATCAGGATAGCAAAGCACATCTGAAAACACCAACGGGTGGTGGCGACGTGGATACATTCGTCATGCCGCCTGATACATTGGCTGAATACCGGAGGATGTTTGCAAAAGAGTACCGCAGCGGGAAAATGACGGACAAAGATTTTACCGCGCATTATCGCAAAAGCCAAGGAAAATAGGAGGTTATACTCATGGCATTTACGCCTGTAAAGAGCGTGGACGGGGCATCGGACCCGTTCGAGTATTATAAGATGACCAATGCCGAAGCCGTAACGCTCGGCGAAGGATTGGTTCAAACGAGTGGTCGTCTTACGAAAGTAGGTGCGACCGCCAATCCGGAATTTATCGCGTTGAAAACCGCAGCAGCGGGAACGGATGTCGAGATTCCGGTCGTGCGCGTGGATGATGAACGCGAGTGGGAAACCACTTCGACGGCGACGGTAGCGGATACTCTGGTAGGTAGCAAAGTCACGCTGCATACGGATGGATTGCAAGTTACCGCCACGACTGCGAGCGGTGTGTTTCTGATTTCGTCCACTGATGGTGCAACGACCACATCGCGAGTCAGGGGTTACTTTAAGAGGTAAGCGCAATATACAACCGATAATTTAAACCGGCAACATGGGTGACGCATGGCGGGGTATACTCCCGCCGCCCATTCCCATGTTAGCCCCATAACAGGAGGGTAAAACATGGCTGGCATTGTCTTTAACAAGGCCTCGGGCCTGAACGACAGCATTTATGGCAAGAGTCAAGAGCCGATTCGCATGATGATCGAGCAGCAAATCGAGGCATTCCAACAATATTCCATCGTGGATAACGTCTATTTCATGGACGAAACCACGAATTGGGCGGAAAAGTACACCTATGAAACGTCTCTCGGCGATTTTGAGGCCGTGGGCGAAGGCGGCGCATACCCACGCAACTCCTTCCAAGAGGGCTACAGTAAATCGATTGAGCCGGAGGAGTGGAAAAACTCGTTCGAAGTCACGCAACAAATGGTCGAGGATTCGAAATTCGGCAAGATCAAGCAACGAGCGAACCAATTCACGCTGTCCTACAATCGGGGACGCGAGAAATTTGCTACTTCGCTCCTCAACAAAGGTACATCGACCACCATGACGTTCGGGAACAATGCAGCAACCTTTGACATAGCGGCAGCGGACGCCAAAGCGTTGTTTGCGACCGATCACCCGTCCAAAACCGGGGGCTACACCGCCCAATCGAATTATTATGGGAACCCTTTCTCTTACGACGCCCTTTGTCTCGTGGAAGAAGCGATGCAAAACTTCCGAGATGATGATGGAAACATCCTGAACATCATGCCGGATACGATTGTCATCCCATCCAAAGCACGCATCAAGAAGCTTGTATTCGACGCGATCGGAGCCGAAGAAGGAGCACCGGGAACCGCGAATAACTCGTTCAACCTCCAATTCGGGCGCTGGAACGTCATTATGAGTCCGTATCTCGACAATGCTGCCGGGATCACCGCCGGAACTGATTCGTGGTATCTGATGGATTCCACGTACAATCAAGCGTTTGGCGGTCTGGTGTGGTTGGAGCGTATCGCCTTGCAGATTAAGTCCTATATCGATGACAACACCGACAACAACGTATTCAAAGCCCGTTGCCGGTATGGTGCAGCTCCGAACAACTGGAGAGCCATTGCCAAGGTAAATCCTGGACTCGGCACCGTGCTGAGTTAAGGAGGGATATCATGGGACAAACCAATTTTACTGCGCTTGGCCTGAAACAAGAGGGCGAAGACGCCCAATCCCTGTTTCAAAAGGTGTATAACGGAACAGCAACAATCGACCCTGCTTCTATCGCAACCGGCGCACAAGCTACGGCAACGATAACGGTCACTGGAGCCGTTTTAGGCATGTCAGCAATGGCCTTCCCTCCTGCGAGCCTACAAGGGCTGCAACTGACCGCTTATGTATCAGCGGCGGACACGGTGACCATCGTCCTCAAAAACGACACAGGAGGAGCGGTAGACCTCGCAAGCGGCGTTTGGAAAGCGAAGGTGTTTAGTGCATGACGAAATGGGTGATCAACGGACAAGAGGCTTCGGAGCAACCATCGAAACTGCCCTACGTCCCGATGTGGAAAACCTTCTCCAAAGCGTCGGAGGAAGACAAGGAGCGCATTTTTAACAACATGCGCCAAGCCATGATTGATAAAAGT